CGAAAAGCAGCTGATGCAATGGGTGTTACTACCTCAGAACTAGACAAAATGCTTAAGAATGGTCAAGTCCTTTCAGACGACTTCCTTCCTAAGTTTGCCAAATTACTTACGGATATATTTGGTGAAGCTGCTAAAGCAAACGTTAAGAGCTATCAAGGTTCCTTAAATAACCTATCCAATTCCTGGTTACTCTTCGCTGACCGTATAAATACAGTCTTTAACCTTACAGGCAATCTTGCTACTGTTTTTAGAGGAATATCTAGCGTACTTGATACGGTTACTGATACTTTAACTGAGAATGGTGATGCTTGGTCATTTGCTGTTGATGCTGCTAACAGTGCTATGATGCCTAATCTCTTAAAGCTTCTTCTTGCAGGCTCTAGAGATGCAGCAAGAGAAGTTGCTGCTTCGGCTGAAGTTGTTAAGATGCTTGATAACGAGATAAAAAACCTTACACTGACTATACCTGAGTTTTCGGATGGATTTAAAACTTCAGGCAATAACATCGAAGAGATGAGTCAGAAGATGCTACTTCTTCAGAAGGTAATGAGTAATAAGGGCGAAGCTAATGGCAGAACCCCTGAACAGTTTAAAGACTTCATGGAGATGATTGAGTCCGTAAAAACTGCAGCTCCTGCCGATATGGAGCGATTGGCTAAAACACTTAGCAGTGTGTTGAATATCCCGGTTAAACCAAACTTGGATTCTATCTCTTCTGCTATGTTGTTCTTGACTAGCCAAACTAATCAAGCACAAAAGGCCTTTGATGATTGGTCAGATTCCTTTACGGATACGTCTGTTGCAGATAACCTCCGTGATCTGAACTTCGAAATTACGGATATGCGTGATAGGTTTGCTGTCCTCAGTAAAGGTGAATCTGCCACTAAGTTCTTTGATCAAGTAACCGCTAAGGTTACCGACGCTCGAAGGGCAATGGAAGAGATTTCTAAAGGTGGATTAAACGCTGAACAGGTAAATACATTAAAACTTTATGAGGAAGGACTACGTCGTGCTTTTGTAGCTTCCCAACGTAATGTTAAGGGTATAGCTGCAACAAACGAGCAGTTACGTGAAATGCGTCTTCGCCTTCAAGCTATGCAAGGCGGATCTGAAGCTGCGGAAGTATTCGATAAAATAACGTCAAAGGTTTTAGACTTTGAAAGTGGGCTCAAGGGCTTAGGCCTCACAACAGCGGAAACATCTGCACTTGTTCAGGAATTTAGCAATCTCCTAAATGAAATGAACAAGATTGAAGGCTTTGGGGAGATGCTCAAGGTTATGGATGAGGCTGCACAGACTATCAGTGATGCACGCCTAGAACTTCAAGTGTTAAGTGGTTCTACACAAGAACAGGAATACTTCAGAACTGTAACGTCTGAGGTAAATAAGTTCCAACAAGGTTTAGTTGGCAGTGGTGTTGCATTAGTGGATATTATACGCTTAAGCAATGAATATAAAAATGTCTTGGACGAAACATACCAGAAGACTAAGAATCTGGAATTGGCTACTGGCTTTGCAGAAACTATTGGTGATGGTTTGTTAGATATCATCACTGGTGCTAAGAATGCCAAAGATGCTATTAAGGATTTGACCAAGGCTCTTATTGAAATGGCAATCCGCAAGCTTATCATTGATAACCTTGTAGGTGCCTTAGGTGGTGTGTTCGCTAGAGGTATGAACAGCTTAGGTAACACTGGAGGAAGCCCACAAGCTGGAAAAGGTTTGGGGTCAGATCCATCTACGGGCGCACCATTACTTCGAGCAGCTCATGGTGGTTCTATGAGTGTTGGAGGTTTTGGCGGTACAGATTCCCAGTTAGTTTCCTTTATGGCAACCCCTGGTGAAAAGGTTGATATCACACCTTTAGGTAAGAGTGGCGGCGGTGGCGGTGGTACTGTAGTACAAATCATTGATCAACGTGGTGCTAATGCTGATCAGGTTGAAGTATCCAGATCTCAAACTGGTGGATTAGAAATGATTAAGGTACTTATCCGAGGGGAGATTGCAAACGAATTCTCTTCTGGTAGGGTTGATCGTTTATTTGCTGCTAATAATATGCCAGTACGAAGAACGGGAGCTCGTTAATATGGCAGCAATCACTTGGCCAACATCAGGAAGTTTTCCACAGAAATTCATCATGGGTGGCTATAACGAAAGTAACCAGGATCCTCTTATTCGTACAGAGATGGATAGCGGCCCTGAACATGTTAGGCAACGTTTTACTGCAGTTGAAACCCAGACGCAAGGGATTATGTATCTTACTACTGCACAAGTAACAACCCTAGAAACATTCTATAAGACTACATCGCGATATGGCTCGATATTATTTAACTGGACACACCCTAGAACAGGTGCAACAGTTGAAGCTAGGTTTAAAGCACCTCCAGTGTTTGTACCCTTATCAAAGGAATTAATTCAAGTTAACCTTGCAATTGATATCATACCATAATGGCACTATCATCTATCGGCTTACGAAGTGCTCTAGATCAAATGACCTCACAAGTGTGGTTAGAATGTTTAACTCTGGCGCATGCTTCAATTAGTACCCTTAGGTTGGTTAATGATAAGAAGGATCTTGTACGTTCTGCAGGAACTTATATCGCATTTCCTTTTGAGTTCCAGGATTTTGTTCGTTCGGATGATCAATCTGTAAGCGCTACCATTAGTGTTAGCAACGTGGATCAGAGGATTGTTCAGGCTTTGAGATCATTGGTTGGGAAACCAAATATTGCTTATGAAGTCGTTTTAGCAGATACTCCTAACGTTATCGAACGTGGCCCAATGGATTTTATCTGCCAACAGTTTACGTCTAACATCAAGACTATCACTCTAACTGTTGCCTTCAAACTGAATATCCTTAATAATGCATTCCCTAAGGACCAGTTTGCACCATGGAACTCCACAGCTTAACTCATTACCAGTTAGATAAGTATCTTGGACGGAAGTACGAAGGTAATGCTGCGTGCTTTATGTTTGTCAGGGATGTACTTATTGAAGCGGGTTTATATGTTCCTGAGTTTGTAGTCTCGGATTCAAATGCTGAACGTGCCTACTTACTGAGGAATCACATACATGATTATGCCTCAAAGGTTGATGGTCATATTCAACTCCAAAGGTTAGATATCATTTTAATCAAGTTCTTTGGCATACCACGACATATTGGAATAATGTATAACTCAAAGGAGTTCATGCACCATGACACCGAATTTGGCATCATCAGAGAAAACATTGGCAACCACCGTTGGGAAAACAGAATTCAAGGCTATTACCGTCCGTTTATATCCGAACCCGTTTGATACACGTGAATCGGTTATGGCCATCGCACCAGGTGGCATGTCTATTACTGAAGTCTTGTTAGATAGGCCCTTATGCTTAGACGACTATAACAGTGAAGGTATGCTAGATATTAAGGATGAAATATTCCTTAAGGTAATGAATCAGTGTATCTGCTTCGCGAATGGTAAGGTAATTGAATATCAGGATTGGGCAACTGTTGTACCTTCAAATGAACTGATCATATACAATATCCCAGGTAATAATAGTACCTTAAGGATTATCGGCTCTCTGATTATCATTTTTGTTGCCTTATGGTTGGGTGACTATTATGGTGGTGTTGAAGGTTTAGCATCACTCACTGGTGCTTCAATTGCCGCTGGTGTTAGTGTTGTAGGTAATTTATTACTTAACCACTTTATTCCTTCTACGATACCTAAGCTAGAAACGACTGAATCTAAAAAGCTACAATTCGTTAATGGTGCAACAAACCAGATAGGTGCATTTACCCCAGTACCAGCTGGATATGGGTTGATGCGTTATCTGCCACCTATCCCAATGACTGCTCTTCCGTTTACTGAGCTTGTAGGTGATGATCAGTATATTCGAGTTATGTATGTGCTTGGTTATGGCCCACTATCTATTGGTGGGGTACTTACGTCCTCAGGAGTCATAACACAAGCAACTTCACTTTCAGGTACACCAATCCGTATTGCAGATGTTCCAATTACATCCTATGTGGATTATGAATTCCAAATCGGTACTCCCGCACAAGTAACTTTGTTTACTGATTCTGTGTCGGAAGAGTATGTTAATATTGCAATTCCTCGTACTGGTGCTACCCCAAGCAGTGATGAACAAACGATAGCTGACGGCAGCCAGAATACCAGAGCAACTGCAACTAATACAGATGAAGTATCCTTAGACGTATTCTTCCCTGCATTGTTTTGTATCTCCAAGAGTGGTAATACTCGTTTAGCGCGTGTATTGTTTACAGTTGAATGTCGTATCACTGGTGCAGGTGGTGCATGGACAATGCTTGATAGCGCTTGGTATGTACAAGGTATTGAAAGAGATCCTGTACGTCAAGGAAAACGTTTCATTCTACCATCAAGAGCACAATGGGACATCAGATTAACTAGGGTAAGTACATTTATTGGGCGTAAAGCACAATTCTTTACTGACGGTACTTGGACGGCTCTTCGTTCAATCAAGACTAACCAAAAACCCTTCGATGTACCTAATGTCGTTGTAATGGCGCTTAGGATGAAGGCAAGCGAACAGCTTGGCGGTAGAGTTGAAAGGCTTAGTATTGAAGCAACACGTGTTGTACAAGTATGGAATGGCTCTGTGTGGGCTGCTGCAGCTACTCGTAATCCTGCATGGGCTTATGCTGACGTATTTACAGGATTTGCAACAAAAGAAGCTTTAGCTACATCCTATATCGATACTGCAGCCTTATTGTCGTGGGCTAACTGGTGTGAATCTAATAACCTGTACTGTGATATGTTCATTACAGATGACGGTACAGTATTAGATAGGGCACGTGATGTAGCATCAACTGGTTTAGGTAGTTGGGCAATTACACCTGCAGCCAAGATTTCCATTGTACGGGATCAGGCTCTAACTCCAAAGATGCTTATAGGTTCTGCTAACGTATCACAATTTGAAAGTGAGTATAGTTGGCCTGACTTGCCCCATGCTTTAAGGGTACAGTTCATTGATAATACGATCTGGGAACAAACAGAAAGGATTGTTTATGCAGATACTTATAATGCAGGTAACGCTACACGTTTTGATCAACTACAAACCGTAGGGGTCACAGATCCAGATCAGGCTTGGAAGATTGCACGGTATCACTTAGCACAAATTGTATTAAGACCCGAACGTTTTTATTGGCAACAAGATATTGGCCAATTAATCCTCGATCGTGGGGATGCTGTAGAAATTCAATCCGATGTGATCTCTGTTGGCCTTACAAGTGGTAGGATCAAAACTGAAGCAGGGAACAATCTCTCATGTACGGTTGATGAAACACTGTATATGACTACAGGCACTAACTATGCATTGAAGATCCAGAAAGCCTCAGATGGATCTATCATAGTAGCACGTATTAGCACTGTTGATCCATCTACTACAAACCCTACATTTCTGTCAGCCGTTAGCGGTGTAGCAGCAGGCGATTTCTTCACACATGGTATCTACCTCAGTGAAACGATCAAAGCTAAAGTAATCCGGATCGAACCTCAAGCAGGTTTAAAAGCTCGAATTATGGCTGTACCTGCCGCAGACAATATTTTTGATGCGTGGACTGGTGGTATTCCAGCTTATGTACCTCAAATTACTGTTGCACCACACCCTGACTTCTTAACACCACCACCACCAACTATCTTAAGTGTCACAGCTAATAACACAACCAGCCTACCAGATTCTTCCGGTTTACCACAACTTAGGTTGAATATTGCATTTTATATCCTCCCTGGGTATATTGGTGTAACGGTAGAAGCAGAGTTACGGCGTAAGGATACATTCAGTGCTGTAGACTATTTTGGCCCATGGGTTAATCGAGGTGAAATAAGTTCAGAGCAGTCAATCATCCAGACAACTGATATTGAACCCTATTCTAATTATCAAGTACGTATCCGTTCGCGTAAGGGTCAATTAACGAGTGCATGGTCAGCAACTACCAATTACTATGTTGACGGGCTAGCCTTCGCAGAGGCGTTCGCTGGTAAAACACTTGCAGGTTCCATCTTAGGTAACCCATCACTGGATATCGCTAGAAGATACTCTTCAGGCCCTGGATTACGTCCGTTAGGATGGTTCTTAAGTGGTGCAGCAGAATCAATTGTCAGTTATATTGATAGTACACGGTTCGGTGTATCTTTAATAAACACTACAGGTGTATGTTCCTTTATATCACAGTTCTTTCCTTTGAACCCGGATACAAAGTATGAATTGCTTATTATTGCCAAAAGTGACTCAAGTCATACCATTAGCCTTGGCATTACAACTGTTACAACTGAACTTGCTCCTGGTAAACTCGCAATTAACCATAGTGCTGCAGGTGCATATGCTGATGCGGAAATCGCTAATTCTACAGGATCTCATAATACATTAACAGCATTAGCACTTACAACTAGTTATGCTGCCTACACAAGGACATTTACACCCCCAGTCAGTTCCAAGTATGGATCCTTGATCCTTATGTTGGATGTTGAAGTGATGGATATCCAATCCATATGGTTAAGGGATGCTAGTACTTTTGGTGCTAAGTCAGGTGTAAACTTAAGTGATGACCTTGGTACATTGTTGTACGGGATGGATATCCGTAACGATTTACTCCTGAGACAAGCAATTGAGTTCATCAATTCTAATGCATCGTTTGATGTACCTCGATTAGATGGTGGTGCACTAGAATATCCTGCAGCAGGTGCTTATGTTACAAGGCCCGCAGCTTGGTATCAATCTAATGCCAATGCTAACAGGCCTACCTACTTAGATGCTACCCGTGATGAAGTAGTATTAGTTGCCACACATACGTATGCAAATGCTCCCTTAAAGATCAACCAGGAATCACGTTATGAATTCGTTGCTCTAATACGAGCTGTTACTGGTACTGCAACAGTTGTATTAGTTGCCAATGAATATGATACTGACTTGTTACCTTCAGGTACAAAGTTCATTTCACAAGGTGCTTCGGCTGAACCCGGCTTTGTTTCCCGAACGCGAGGAGTTACAATAGTAACTGATGCTGCTGTAGGCACTACCTATAAGCTTGTAACTGGAGTATTTATCCCAACAGCAACTGCTAAATGGTTCTCCCTTCAAATTCAACCTACTGTACAGGATATTTGGGTAGAATGGGCAGGTGTTAGAGACCTAGCAACTTGGGGTGCAACTACTGGTTTAAACCTTTATACTTCTGCTGACGTACTTATTAATGATGTAGATATCCTTAATGATGCCGTACTAGGCACTGCCTTAGGGGGTTCCTTAGCGGGTAATCCTTCATTGGATTTCGCACAGACTAAAGTTGGAGGTTCCGGACAACGCCCTATAGCATGGTTCTTAAGTGGTAATGCTGAATCTGAACTTGTTTACACTACACCTGCTACTAGGGATACAATCACACTGACACGCAGTGGTGCTGCTGTATTATCATTCCTAAGTACATTAATTCAGGTCACAGATAAGACTGAATATGAAATCATCATTGTTGCACGCAGTGCTGGTTCAAACACTATCGGACTTAACGTAAAACAGCACACAGCACAGCTTGCTTCAGGTAAATATGCATTCATTGATTCTATAGCACGTACCTTTACAGACGCAGAAGTTGCTATAAGTACAGGGAGTTCATTAGCTCTATCTAACTTAGTGCTTACTGGCGCAATGGCTGCTTATGTTCGTAACTATGTCCCAACTGCTGGTACTTTAATTGCTTGTATTGAATTCGTGTTCGATGCAGCAGAAAGTATGGAAATCGATAGCATCTGGATTAGGGATAAAGCAACTATTGGTTCAACCTTAGGGGTAGACTTTAAGAATTCGGCAAGCAGAATCCTGGCGGATATTGATGTACAAAATGATGCCCTTGTCAAGAGGTCCCTCAGCTTCATCAATGACAACTCTGGTTTTGACTTCCCACGTGCGGACACTCTCAGTGGAAGTTATAAGGTAAGGCCTGCTAACTGGTATTGTTCTACTTCAGCAACAGATACTAACCGTCCTGTCTATATAAGTGATGCTACCAGAGATGAAGTGCAAATGGTAGTAGGGCAAAGGATAACTAGTGGTGCAATCAGGATTAACCCCGGTGATCGCTATGAATTGAGTGCATTGGTTAAAGCACTTACCGCTACAGCCACAATTGCAATCTATATTGAGGAATATGACACTGACGCATTAACACAAGGACAATTGTATATAGGTGTAGGTACTGGAGAAACAGGAGGAGCTACTCGTACACGTGAATTCCTAGGTGTCAGTACTGCAGGTATTACTACTACCTATACTCTACTGAAAACTGGCCTCTATGTACCTACTACAACCTGCAAATGGTTTAGTATGTCCATCATATCTACCACACAGGGATTTGCTTGTGATTGGGCAGGTATACGTTCAGCCGCAACATATGGTGCTAATGTAGGAACACATCTGTTTGATAATGCAGGTAACCTGTTATTAGATGTAGATGTCGAGAATGATCAGGCTATGGGTTCTATCTTAGGATCCTCACTTACTAGCAACCCGGCATTGGATTTCTCTCGTAGAAAGGTAGGAAGTGCTCTCCTTAGGCCCGTAGGTTGGTTTTTAAGAAGTCCTTCTGAAAGTAACCTGTCATACTCAAACGGTACTAGAGACTCAATTGATATTACAGGCCCTACAATTTTTGCTAGTATTGCGTTCCCTGTAGAACTTAACTCCAAGTACGAAATTATCATTCTCGCCAGGAGCGATACTAACAATACAATTACTGTTCAGATGTCTGAACATACAGCGCGTCTAGCTGCAGGTAAACTTAGTTTCATCACTGATGCGGCAGATACCTTTACTGACGCTGAAATTGCAGTGTCTACTGGTACAACAGGCCCAAGTTTAGCTGTAATGGTGTTAACTGGATCTATGGTAGCCTATGTCCGTGAATATGTACCTACAGCAGGTAAGGTTATAGCGTGTCTTTCAATCTATACTGACTCTGGCGAACACATTGAAATTGATCAAATCTGGGTTAGGGATAAATCAACATTTGGCGCTAGAGCAGGTACCAACTTAACTGACGCAGCAGGTAATATCCTCTTAGACGTTGATGTACGCAACGATCAGTTAATTGGTTCCATCTTTGGTGGATCCTTAGTAGGCAACCCTTCACTAGACTTCGCACGTGAAAAGGTAGGGGTACCAGGAGTACTTAGACCAATTGGTTGGTTCTTACGTGCAGCAAATGAAGGTGTATTACTGTATTCTAACGTTACCAGGGATTCAATTAATCTCACCCATGCTGGTGGGGATTCGATTGCGTTCCTTAGTACAGCATTTCCTATAAACCCACGTACTGAATACGAAATTCTTATTGTTGCTAGGAGCAGTGGTTCAAGCACTATTCCCCTCTACATGAATGAGCGTAGTACAATCCTACCTAATAATAAGTTAACGTTCATGTTGTCTGCGGCAGGTACATTTAATGATACAGAGATCCTTAATAGTGTAGGATCTGAACTGGCATTAGCTTCACTTGTGTTAACAGGCTCAATGACAGGTTATTCTAGGACTTATATACCTAGTGCGAACCAGGTTGTAGCTGCACTTATGATTGTGGTTGATACAAGTAAGCACATTGAAATTGATAGCATCTGGATACGAGACAGATCAACCATTGGTGCTAAGATCGGTACGGATACTTATGATGATGCAGGGCGCCTCTTGGGGAGTATGGATCTTCGTAATGATCAACTCGTTAAGAAAGCCCTCGGGTTTATTAACACTAATGCTGGGTTTGAAATCCCACGAGTTACAGGTACATTAACGTTCCCGTTTTCTGACTTTGCACTCAGACCTGCAGGATGGTTCTGTTCTAACAGTGCTTCACCTGGTGCATTACCATTCTATCCTACTTGGGTAATTGGAAACACAGACTTCTTCGATGAATGTGAAATCCCTGTTGGCCAGATAATGAGTAGTCATGCTATTAGGATTAACGTTGAAACACGTTATGAATTAGCGGGCTTGTTTAAAGCTATTTCAGGTAACTCTACAATAGCATTATACATCGATGAGTATGATACCGACTTATTAGGTCAAGTAGATCAATACATAGGACAAGCTGGGGGCGAAACTGGCATGGTAACTCGTACTCGTAACTTATCAGGGAATACTCCTCAATCTGTTACTACGACTTATACGTTAGTTAAGTCTCTAGTCTATGTACCTACACCTACAGCTAAGTGGTTTTCCATCGCTGTGCAACCTTCTGTCAATGCTGCGAGGGCAGATTGGTTTGGGGTACGTACTGTTTCAACGCACGGAGCAATATCTAACGATAATATTAAAGGAGAAATATTCCAGAAGGAAGACTTCGGTATTAATGACCTTGCAAGGGTGTTAGCACTGTTTAATGAGATAGTCGTTACAGGTAACGACTTGTCAATGGTAAGTACAACTACACCCTTTGGGCCATTTGCTCTTCGTGTAGGTAATAACTCTGGTAATGATGGTTTCTGGAGATCCGTCAGTCGCAGAAGAGCTATGCCAATTGTTATGAATAAGGTATATCGCGTAAGCTTCTGGATCAGAAGAAACTCTGGTGCAGGAATTGCATTCTTAGGGGTTACAGGTTGGAAAGGTGATGTATACAATGGTGGTGGTTCTGGTACTAATGCTTCGGGTGCTGCAGTTATAAACAGCAGTCAGCATTATTTCGCACTTAACGGAGTAATGCCTGCAGGCACCAACTTTAACTTCTATGAAGCATATTTCATGAATGACGGTGTAGCATATGATGATGCTCCTGCAGGTACAATGTATGCACCAAAGAAACTACA